AGATTGAATTGCACTATAATCTGTATCTCCCCAAAAACCTAATCTGTGGTTTGAAGCTACTTGGATATTTAATTTATTGGCGGGATTATCGCATCCTATACCAACATTTCCAGCAGATGTAATACGCATTCTTTCAGCACTATTAACACCAAAAATAAAATCTTTACCAGTTCTTGAATAAAGAAAATCTGTACTACTATCAAATCCAATATCAATTACATTAGCTCTTGTGCCAAAATTACTATCTGCTTCTCCAATACCTATCCTACCGCCATTAGCATTTGAATTACCTTGAACAACTAATCCATACCCTTGGCTTGCAGTTTTTTGAAGAATGTGTAATGGTGCTGATATAGTTTGTGGTGTATAATCACCTGAATTATCAACAGTTTGTATTCCGACAAAACCTCCTGCTGTAATTCTCATTCTTTCAGTTGATGACGCTCCATCTACTGCACCTGTAAAAAATTCCATAGTTCCACTGCTACTACGAATTTCTAAGTCGTTTCCTGCAAGACTAATATTTGCTTTATAATCATCACCATTAGAGTGATCATAAAACCATTCAAGTTTTGGTGTAGAATTTTGTCCTCCTACTTGTAATGTTGTAAGAGTACCTACTGATGTAATTTGTGTCTGAGAAGCGTCTACATTAAGCGTATTAGTAGAAAGGGTAAGACCAGTTCCTCCAGCTAGCAAAGTTTTATTTACAGCTATTGAACCAGCTAGATGTGAATTATCTACTGATCCATCTATAAGCTCTGAACTGTCTACGGAATTAGCTGCGAGTTTTGCTGATGTAACTGCATCGTTAGCAATATCAGCAGTTATAATAGTTCCGTCAGTTATTGCTGCGGAATCAACGTGTGGGTCTATTAATACGTCTGCTGGAACTTTACCTATGTAACCCATTAGGTAATCTCCATAATTGAAAGTACAACGTCTAAAGCATTAGAAGCACTGGACAAAGCCTGTAGTGCATCTGAAGCTTCAAGGACAATCTTATTGCCAGACATTACTTCAAGCGAACCTCCTTGTGGGATAGGTGCTCCTTTTACGATGTATACATCGTCTGCATTCTCTCCAGAGGAACTATCAGTAACAATTTTTATATCAGCAGTTATTGCATTACCACTAGTGTTTGACAATGTACAACCTATAACTATAGCTGTGGTAGCTGAAGGTACAGTATAAACTGCAGACAAACTTGTCGAAGAATTAGCATCTGTTTTTAATTTAAAAGTGTTTGCCATATTATCCCAACGCTATTGCAAGAGCTGTAGCATCTCCTTGAACATTATCATTATCTGGGAAGTGACCTTTAGAATAAGAAGAGCCATTATATTTGGCGTAAAAAAGTTTGCCATCTCTATAATTGATAGCAATTTCACCTGGAGCCAAGCCATTGCTAGTTTCTGCACCATTTGAGTTTACTGTAGGCTCGGTACCAGATGTACCATCCTTCTTTAACTTGATAGTATTTGCCATTGCGTCTCCTAGTCGCTAAATGTTCCGCCATCAATAGTTGCTCCACTGATAGCTGTAAAATAACCTGTTGCAAATTGACAATCACCAACAGAACCAGATATAACTCCAGTAGATTCAGTTGCTACAGGAATATAAGTAAATCTATGTGAGTTACTATCATCCATACCAAAGAATACCTTTTTTGCACTGCTATCGTAATATTGCGCTAGGATACCTCTGTCTTTATTATCATCTGAACCTGGGGCAGAATCTCCACCCAAAGTCATAATTGGATCATCTATTGTTATTGTTGTCGAATTAACCGTCGTTGTAGTTCCGTTGACTGTTAGGTTTCCTGTAACCGTCAAGTTATCATCAACTTGAACAGTACCACCTGCAGAATCTATTACAAGATTTCCACTAGAGGTATCTATCTCACCATCAGCAGTAACTCCAACTTTAATATTACCAGCTGTTACACCAGCAACTGTTGGACTAGAACTTGTATCAATAGCAACTGTAGGTGTAGCACCTTCTCCTGAGTTGTTTGTTAGTGCAATACCAGTACCAGCAACTAAACTAGCTACATAGCTACCTGTTGTTTCTGTTCCAAGTATAACACCATTATCTTTTATAGTTACAACTCCAGAGGTTACAGCAAAGTTATCTGAATTAAACTGAGCTATACCTTTAGCACTAGTTGTACCAAATATATTAGAATCGGTTACATCTACTGCTACTGTTACTGAATTATCGTTACTCCCTGAAGCTATTGTTCCAGTTACCCCATTACCATAAGTAATATCTTCTAAGGTAGGTAAATGAAATACTTCAACGCTACTATTGTTATGACGGCCTACATACAGTTTTTTACCAGCTTGACTTAATGCAAGTTCACCACTTAGCAAAGAGCTAGGGGCACTTGTATCAGTATTGCTACTATGGCGTTTTATCTGAATGGTATTAGCCATGCTTATCTCCTATTATGTAAAAGTCCCACCATTAAGAGTTGATTGTCCTGCAACAAGTACTTCGTTCCAAGAATCTTCATCTCTAACGTAGAACACATCGTTATCTGAATCATAGTGAAGGTCACCCTCACTGACACCAGAAGTTGGAGCTGTTGTACCTGTGGTAACTCCTTGTATTGGCAGATTCTGTACTAATTGATCTGCACTTCCGTTGTCTATGTATAAATTTCCATCATCTTTTTTAAAAACAAGTTTAGTATATACATCTTTAATTTTATTTGGAGCTGATAATGTACCTGCCATTAATGTTCTCCAGATATAACTACTTCATTAAAAGTTACTGATGCAATACTAGTATCTGTAAAATCTTCAGAACCAACAGTTATTGCTGTGTACGTAGGAGCAGATATATTACTTACTGCACTCAACGTAGCAGCAGTTGGTCTAGTTGCTGCAGTATAACTAAAATCATCTGGTGCATCTTGTGGGGTAAAATTATCAGCAGTATATGAATTAAAATGCTGACCATCTCTTAGCTCATTAAAGCTAAAAGATATATCGTCCCACTCTGCCAAGCCAAAATTATTAACTGACCAATCAAATGCTCTGGTATTTATTCCCACTAAATCATCCTTCCGCTCATACCGCCTTGTCTTTTATTCCTCATTCCAGTTCTATCAGAACCTTCCATAGTTTGCAATCTTCCACCTGATTGCATAGGATTAATACCTTTTGTTCCTCCAGCGTCATACAAAGTTCCTTCAAACTCAGGTCTAACCATTTCATTTCTAAAATTTTGTGCACCTCTTAATGCTGATAAAGTTTTTGCACCCATCATGCCATCTTCACTTAAAGCGTTTCCTTCCATATCTGTAATTCCAGCCATGTTTAACATTTTTTGGATATCCATAACTGATTTAGAATCAGATGTGTCTAGGTTTTGCATTTTATCCATTAATGAATTAAAAGCCATTCCTCTTGCTTTCTGTCCTGTCAAGTTTGTTGCTGCTGCTCTTTCTGGAGAAGCTACTCCTATAGGGGCTTCATTTTGTCTATCCATAAACTTGTCTTCAGCTCTATCTGCTTTAAAATCTCTAACTCTACTACCAATACCACCTGCTATTGCACCTGGGGCTGCTTTTATTTTGCCTAATAATCCTTGTAAAAAATCCATAATAACTCCTAAAAATCTACGGGTTTAATATATTTAACTGTTCCTGCTCTTGCTCTGTATGCATAGTTTCTACCTTCTCTAACTCCTTTTTCAAACTTTTCATGAAAGTATTGAGCAAGTGGTATTTGATTCGGTTTCTTTTCATAGCCAAGTGCTATAGCTTTAGAAACTATATAATCATGAAACTGTCCAGGAAACTCACTTTCTGCTGTCCAAGAAAAACTACCACTATTAGGTTCTGTAAACTTTGTAGCTTTCTTGTAATAGAATAAAGTTATTTTTTTCCCGTGTTGATCAGAAGATGGAGAATGAAATTTCTCTAAAACTGGGTCATACTTAGCAATACCAATAGCATCTCTTTCTGTCCACCATACCCACTTATGAGTTGCATACCTTTTGCTAAAAGTATCTACGTATGTTCCAGCCATTATGTTAAATCCCTTCTTACTGGTCTACCTACTAATTTAGGTATATTAACATGGTCAGTTGAGCCATCGGCTCCTTCCATATCAACAGACTTTATTTCAAGAATTGATTCATCTAATGCATAATATCTCTGTGAGTTATTACCATCTAAATCAAATTGTGTAGCTCTTTCAAGCATTCTTGTCCTTTGACTGTATTCTTCTTGAGCAGTATTTAACATTTTAACTATTTCTGTAACACCTAACTCAGGATGATGTTGTTGTACAAGTTCAACCATTTCTTTAAGTTTCATCGTTTAACTCCTTCTACTGTGCTATCTAAAGTTCCTCCAGTAGTGTAAGGTGCCATAAATTCAAAAAGCTCAGCTTTTATTATTTGATATTGACCCTGTAACCATTGGTAATCTGTGGTTAATTTACCAATGACGGTTGTATAAAGACTAATCTTTTTTTGAAGATTAGCGTTCCATTCTTGTAATTCGTAATTTAAAGATTCCATTTTTCCTTGAACATCAGCTTGATACTTTGTTATTTCTGCATTAAATCTAGTTTGTTCTCGTTGCAGTTCTGCTTGATAAATTGCTACATCTGTAGAAGCTATTGTAGAATCAACACTTAACTCTGATTGTACTTTTGCTGCAGCTAAATTTGCCTTAGCTTGTTCTTCAGCTATCTCAGCTTGATAGGTTTGCATATCAACAGTAAACTCTTGAACTTCTTTATTAATATCTGCTTGAAACTTAGCAAGATAGCTAGCAGCTCTTTGTAGTTCTTGAGCTGCGGTATTTAAAGTAGCTTGCGTCATATCTTCATCTTCATCAGCTAACCAATAAGCAGCTGATTGTGCAACTGTACCATCATCATCTGCTACATCAACATCTATAAGTGCTTTTGCAGAAGCTAATGCATCTAAGTATTCAGCATTATGACTAGTGCTAATATTTAAAGTAGGTAAAGTTGTAGTTATTCCGTAATCAGTAGGTAAACTAGAAGTTATTGATATAGTGTTTGGCAAACTTTTACTTGCACCAGCAAAAGTTGGTAAAGTTATTAAAGATAAACTTGCAGCTATATCAGTTATAGCATTAAAAGGAGTTGTATCTGCATCTAAATCAGTTGGAAGCTTAGCGTTTACATCTGTCATTTTATTATGTACTAATTGACCAGCAGCATAAAGAATAACAGCATGATACAATTCAGAAGGAAAATTATCTATACTAGTATGATTATGATCTACGGTTGTATCTGGTAACACTATACTTATTTTAACTGTTTGACTAGCTGTTGGTGTAGGGAGTACAGTTAAAACTCCATTAAGTATATAATATACAGGAGAATTAACACTAGCATAATAAAGACTGTTTACATTTTCTGCATTACTTCTAAATGCTGGGTTTATAGGACTACATTTTAAATCTTCACCACCACTATCGGCACTATCTCTTACAATGTCAAGTATCTTAGCGTTAGCGGACAAAGTTAAAGTGGGAGAGCTATTGTTCAATGTTTGTAATGACGCAAACAATTGCATCATATCAGGGTTAGTTTTTTCTACCTGATTAATGACCCACTGAACACCGTTAGTTAAAAACTTTGATATTTCAGAGTTTTTTCCACTAGTGCTACCAGCATAATATCCCACTTCGTCTACGAATGCCATTATTTTTTCTTAGCCTTTTTTGTCTTTGTTTTTGTATTGGTGTTTTGTTGCCTTCTGCTATTGTTGTTGTTTTCTTCTTTTCCAGATTGCCAAGTACCACCAATATCATTACTTGTCACTATTTTCATATTACTCTCCAGTAAAGGGGGCCAATAATGACCCCCTCTAAATTACTGAATTACGAGAACTTTAACAAGGTATGAGTTTCAGGTAAAGATATTTCAAGACCAGCTTCGGTCAATACTATATCTTTTCTTCCGTCAACATTGTTGTTCTGTACATTAGTGATAATCTGCGTATCACGAGATACACCATTAGCAGCTAATGGACGGTAAGCTACGTTCTTAAGATCAATCATAATAGCATAGTCTTCCCAGATACCTCTTAACAACGGAGATTCAACTAAATGTAAATCACCATATAGGGTATTTACCTTAGTGACCAAGTGGCCAAATGAACCTTTAATGTTTTGAATATCCATAGTAAAACCATTTGAACCACCACTAGTTGTAGCAGTGTGTCCAAGTGCCATTGTGTTTCCTAAGAAAGAACTTCCGCCAAGCTTGTTAAAGTAGCTTAACACTTTACGTGAGGCAAGAACTAACTTGTTACCGCTATTTCCTGATTCAGGTGAGAAGACATCTTCCATTGCATCAATAAAGTCATCATAAGACGATGAAGAATAAGTAAAGGTTTTAATCTTTCCATAAGCTTCTGTGTAAGGGATTATACCCCAAGAGCGTCTTACTGGCCCTGTTGATGTAGAATCGTCTGAACCCACTCCAAACATCATTGCGTGTTCCAAGTCCATTTTGTGTTCCATTAATTTAGTTTGCCATACTCGCTTGTACTCATTAGATACACCACGATAACGTGTAGCTAATGAAGTTCCACTAAACAAAGAGATAGCTGTCTTAAAAATTTGACAGTAACCTTCTCTATCGTAAAACTCGTCTTTCCATCCTTCTGGATCAGTTGAACCTTCAGCAAATGCAGAACCTACTACTTGTCCTTTACCATTATCACGAACGATAAATTTAGAACCTGAAGCAGGAGCTATTGCACCAGCGTTTGTACCATCTGGCTTATAAACTGCTTTAACAAAAGTAGCATCTACTTCTACATAAGCAGGGTTAGCTGTCAAGTCTGGGTCAGCACTAATCTTATAATATGCGACAGCAGCAGTTTCTGAACCTGCACCAGCATCAGAACCGTTTGCATCATATTCACCTTCAACTGCAATAATCTGTCCGTTTAATAAGAAATTAGGTTGAACCGCAGTGGTTACAACACGTCCATACTTGTCATATAAGCAATCAACTTGCAGATTAGTTAGATTCCATCCACTAGAATAAACAGCAGTTGTTTTAGCTGCTCTAGCTTCAAAATTTCTTCTCTGCCACTGATGACGCTGTTCTAAAAATTTAAAAACAGGATCGTCAGTTGCTTTTTTTGCGACTTTAGACAAATATGTAAAGAATGGAGACTGTTTAGGAGCGAGTTCAGCAACTCTCTCACCGAAGTTAAACATTCTTCTTGAATGGTCAACTGATGAGCTATTCATGCCAGCACCAGATGTGATGCTAAATACGTTTGCCATAATTTACTCCATAGTTTCCTAGTTAATCAAATGGGTTCTGTTTACCATAGTCAGTAAGCATACTGTCCATGATCTTATCTTCTATAGAACCCTCGTTTTGTCTATTTTGAGAGGGCATTACCCCCATAGATGGAGGAACTTGCTGTGCCCTTTGAACCTGCTGAAACTCTTTTGAAGGAACTGCAGGTTGTGTTGGGGAGCTGTATCCTTTATCTGTGGAATATAATTTCCATAAATTGTCTAGGCTAATAGAGTTAGGGTCAGACATTACTTTAACAAAATCATTAGCAGTATTCTCATCAACTTTATATTGACTCATTACATGCTGTTTAACATTATTAACTTGTTCTGTCTGCTTAACTTCTGCTTCTTTGCGTTGTATATCAGCTTGTCTTTCTTGTTGCATAGACTCTCTTTCGTCTTGCAACATAGCCATCTGATAATCGAACTGCATATTTTTGTACTCATCCATCTCATTACGCCAAGATTCTTCTTGTTGAACAAATCTAGCACTTTCAGATGAAGGGTCAGCCATAGCTTCTTCCATGTTAAAATTATAAGGTTTTTGCGGCCTCTCTGGTGGGTCAGGAAACTCTGGTTCTGGTTCTGCTGCTGGCTCTTGTTGAGGCTGAACTTGTGGAACTTGTTGTTGCTGTTGCAATTGTTGCATCAACACTTCATTTTGGTTCTTTAACTTATCAGCTTCTGATTGCCAGTATTGGTACCTTACTTGATCGTTATCCTCAGTAGCTTGAATTGGTTCTTCAACTTGCTCTTGAGGAGCTGCAACTTCCTCAGTAGCTGTATCAAAGGCTTCTTCTATACTACCTGATTCACCACCAAATATGACATCATCAACTAAAGAGCCCTCTTCTTGCAAGTCAACAGAATGTGTTTCTTTAGCTGTTTCTTGCACAGGAGGGGTATCTAATACTTGCTCTTCTGTCATAATTTATCCTATTCTTGAGACTGCTTCTTCTTAGGGCCTGAAGAAGGTAAGTCTGGTTTTGAAGTTTTTGAGACTTCATTTTTTACTTGCCCTAAAGCGTCATCTAGGCGTTTCTCAAAAAGAGTGCCAGACATTTTAGCCCTATTCTCAGTTCCCTTCAAATTGGACTTCGTTTTTTCGATTTCGGCTTTCATCTTAGCGTGATATACTTCACGCTCTCTTGTTTGCAAGTCACCCTGCATTTGTTTGATAGTTTCAGTAGCTTGACCTAATTGGCTCTGCAACTGTTGTATCAAATCAGTTCTTTGCATTACACCTTCCATATCAAATACTTCTGTTTTCTTCAATACTTCTTGTTTATCTATAATGCCATTTTTATATGCATCCATATACATTTCAAGCTGTGCCATTCTATTCGTTGGGAGAGTAGAACCTGTAACTACTACAACATCGTACTTTCCTACTGTAATATCATTAATAACTTTTATTTCTTGTGTCTTCTCATCGAACATTCTCTTGTTAACCACGTATTCATTTATGCTATTGTTTGGTTGTAACAATCTAAATACTTTTTGAGTTGTGTATAGTTGTTGCATAATTGGGATTGCTATTTGGCCAAGTCTGTTTAAACCTGCTTCAATGTCAGCAAGTTTACTTTTCATTTTACGTTGACCAAATTCATCTAAGCTAACTGTAGCTTTGTATGTATGCGGTGCTACCGCTGCATTACCCATAGTCATTTCATATAAACCAAGTTGATGGTCTATATCATTTTTAGCTGTCATTTCATTTGAGTATAATTCGTTCGGTAAGGGAGTTGGCTGAACGGGGGTTGGCTGCCCTTGATCAAAATCAACCTCGATGGCTACTCCAGGCTGAGCCCATTTCTGCTCAAACTCCCTCATATCTACCGAACCAGATGGTATTAAAATTTTTGTATTTGTACTAGTAGTAGCATGGGCGATAATAAGACTTCTCGTTTTATTGATATATTCCTGCATACCTTTAACCATACGAACATCTGACATAGGATAGGGGGTACGGGTATGTTGATTCATAAAGAACACAAGCGGATATTTATCTACTGGTAAGACACGAGAGTAGAGGTACTTATCGCCCATAATAACACATTGTTTAATTCTTTTAGTTGGGACTACTACAACTTCTATTAATTTACTTTCAACTAAATCATTAAAAGTTACCTGTTGTATCTCTGGCTCTTCTGGAAGCTCTAAATTACCTTCTGCTCTTCCTTGTTGTAATTGCTGTTCGTACATTCCTTGTACTTGCTGTATAATAGCTTGTGCTTGTTCTCCGTCTGTTATAACTTGACCTTGAATAATCCAAGCTGGTTGTGCTAAATATTGTTCATATTCTTTATCGCTAAGTAAATCTTCATCACCAGTAAAAGTCTCAAACACTCTGTAATAATCTATCATTAAAGGATAATATCTTTCGTACCCTCTTATGTATTCGTCACTTTCCCCAAAGTTAACTATTGTTTGAGTGCCTGGTTCTTCTGGAAACATCATTTCCCCATTATCTTCTCTACCTGTTGAAGGTCTGTCAGTTTGATGAGTTTCTGTAGATGCGTTTTTAATAGCCTTTTCGTACATAGGGTACAAA